CCTGTACGCAAAAATTCCTGCCCCTTCCGTGTATTAACAAGCCACGATTCAAGAGACTCAATCGCCATGATCTCCTGTCTCTTGGCAGCTAAGTGTGCATCAGCCTCTGTACTCAACAAATCCTCACCTACAGCTCTCTGCACGGCAAGACGGTGTGTATTCAACAAATTTTCAAGTTCTAAGCCAACAATTTGTTTATCAACTATCATTTTGGCGTAGTCAGGAGGTAAAAGATTGTGTACTTGCTTGGCTAAATCATCAGCGCGTCTTTTAGTCGCTACATCTATTGCACCTGTCGCTGTCTTTTGCCCCGCTTGTGTCAAAGCCTCACTTTGTAACAAAGCTGGGGTTACTTCACGCTGTAACACAGAAAGCTCTGCCTTTTGCGGATCAGTTATCTGTGGCCTAGCACCTGCAATAAAATCCTCCCTCGATATCATCGGAGACTCACCAAAGGCTGTTGATTTGAGATATCTTTGCTCTCGCGGAGTCGTTGGTAAACCGCTCAAATGCTGTCTACGCTGTTCATCTGCGATTCTTTTCAGCTTGAGCTGGTCAGCAAAAGCCTGCTTACGATTAAACTCCTCTAACGCCACGCGCTTACGCTCAGCTACAGCTCTGGGTGACGAAGCACGTTTGATAGCCGATCTTTGCTGACTTGCAGCACTCTTTCTTTGCTGTTGTCGAAGTTCTTTGGCGGTAGCATCTCTTGCACCCCTGCCACGCTGCCACATAAGCTCTTTCGTCTTACGCTCTTGCTCAGGCTGTATCGCACCACGGACATCAGCCAAGTTCCGCTGACTTACCGTACCTGCACCATATCGAAATGGAGACACCTTACGCTCCTGTGGGACGTACATACCTTGAGCGCGTAGCTCCTCTATTAACCTACGCTCCTCTTCGTCGAGAGGTCTGCCCATGTTGTATTCGCCACCGAGCGCACCGCTTAATATATCACCAAGACTTGCCATAATAATTACTTCCTTTGACTGTTGGGGTTAAGCCAATCAGTTCTAGACTTTCCGCCTCTTGCTAGTGTGTCGAAAAAGTTACCACCTGCGGTTACACCTTGCATTAAATTAGAGGGCATACCCGGCATCTGGTTAGAGTAGTTCTGCACCGGCTGCACACCTTGGAATCCTGCGGCTATCTGGTTAGTGCCACTGCCTCTGCCTAACACAGCCTGTACAGGATCATAACCTGACCTAGAGCCAGCCATAAAGTTAGTTGCTGTCTGCAAGGCATTACCCAGCGCAGCCCTCTTGCGGTCTAGGGCAGAGCCAAACTGCATGGCGTTCTCGATGGCTGTGAGGTTGCCACCGCCCCCGGCTTGGCCTCTTTGCAAATTCCGTCTGGCGTTCATACGCTCTATCTCTGCACGCTCACCACCGGAGAGGCCACCCATGTTTATGCTACCCAAAAGTTCCTGTAACTTCTGCACCCCCGTCTCTCTGGCTTGCATCCACGGCTGATCAGTTATAGCCAACTGATCCATGACATTCTGAGCCATATACGGCCCTTGCAAATCCATGATGCTCTTATCCGTACCAGCAGCCAGCCTACGCAATACGTGATCTACCTCACCACTAAGGCCAGCGTAGTCAACTGCACCCGGTATAAAGCCTTCTTTATAGTCCTTAATACCCTCTGTACCTTGTGCAGTCTCCCAAGCTAGTCGCTGTTCTTGAGGGGTGAACTGCCTCTGCATATCGAGGTCTTTTTGCATCATCGCTTCTACCTCGTCACGATGCGCCCTCATTATCCTAGGATAAGATTCTGCGTACGCTTTACCGTAGTCTTTGCCTACATCTTTACCTGACCGCTCGCCTTCCTTACCTGCCCAGTAGTCAATCCCAAGGCCTATCGCTTCGGGCCAACCGAAGTCTGATCCAAAAAATCCGTCACCGTTTGCCATATCTCTATCTCCTTAACTGGCCAACACCCCTGCTGTCCTTAGACTCGCAAGAAGCGCATTGATTGTTGTTGTGTTATTACCTGTCGTACTACTGGACACATCTGACACCGTTGCCGCTTGTTTTACCGAACCATAAGCTGCCGTTGTTGCCGCTGGCACGGTAATCCCCGCCAACCACGTGTCAAAATCATCCTTACTGGTGAACAACGTCACCTTGTCCGACTTCGTTACTGAACTTGTTACTGCTATTGACATATCACGCCGAGTATGCTTGGTTAATAAGTGACGACTTCAGCGTCACATCCTTTGCCTCCAGCCTTATCTGAGAAAGCTTGGGCGACCCTTGTAAATAAATTCTGTACTTGATCTTCCATCCTTGACAACCGGACTGCCAGTTAAACGCCAGATTCGCATGGGTGTTTACGTCAAACTCTACCGGAAACACCACCGGGTATCTTACGCCTGACTGTATTAAAGGCAATCCCCTAGTCTGCAAACCGCCATGCGTACCATCTGTACGCACATCATCCACGAATTGCGAGACGGACACATAGCCTGCATTACGGCCCTCTGCGTCGTCGGCCACAGCCGCGTTGGACAGGATACCTGCCACCTTGGTCGCGCTATTCGACAGGGAGCGGCCTTCCTGACCAGAAGTGGCAAACTCCTTATAGACCAGAGTGGCCCCGCTATCGAAGAACACCGTGGTATTGTGTATCGGCAGGTTGTCCGTCGTGACTGCCGTGTCGCCCTCTTGGAACTCGTCCACGGTAATGTAGAGGCTTGTGGAAGAGCCACTATGCAACTCTGTGGTTGCTGTCGAGGGGTAGACTCCCGGTGGGTAGCCGTCGCCGTTGTTGATCTTGAACGTGTGGTAGGCCTCAAAAGGCTTGTTGAACATCATGTTCATCGAGAGAGGCTTCAACTCCACCTTGGGATCGGGCGTACTGTACGCCTTGGTATCCACACGGCCTATAGCAAATTCGGTGCTGCCATAAAGATGCTTAACCCAGAAAGACTTGCTGCTGGGGTCGTCTGTGACCGCAAACAGGTCTTTGCCGCCTGCCGTCGTGACACCCACGGCCATACCCCTTATCGGCGTACAGTAGCTATTCGCATCGAATACATCCACCGAAGTAGCTTCCTCATCCTCGTCTTCCCACGCAACACCTGTCCCGCTAGACTCCTGACGGTCAAGGCTCACAAACTTCTTGGTGGCCATGTCGTAGACCACGGTAAGATACTGTTCGGGCAGACTTGTCAACACATGAAAGAGTGCATAACCGTCGTGTACCACGGCACATTGGAAAGTGCCATCCTGTGCTACGTCCTTGAATATGTCAGAGATCGGCCAAGAAAATATGTCATTTCTTGCGATGGTCTCCGACTGCTGCACCGCGTTGAAAGAGCGTATCCCATGCCTGTCGATGAAAGCCGTGTCACCCAGCAGGTCTATGACCGAGTTCTGATTCACCGGCCCCGTGCTAAACAAGAACTTCTTGGTGAAGGTCGGCTCACCAAAGATCGTGTTCGTCGCATCAGGCTTGACGGCATAGCTTGAGTTCAGCGCACCAACAAAGAGTTCCTCCGTGTTCAAGGACTTGAGACAGGTTATAGGATCGTTGCTTACCGTGTAGGCCACAGCCTCTACACCGCCTATGGCTTCCTTGTCGTGTATCTTAGCACCGTCCTCGTTCACAGGAACCATGAAATCCAGAGGACGCCCACTAACACTATGGTATAGCTTTGTCCCATCAGCAGACGCCACGTACAGTTTGCCCCCGTGAAAAGCCATCTGCTTGCCTATCGGCACATACTCACGAAAACCGACTATCCCTAGCTCATCGTCCTCAACACGTGTGCCAGACAGAACCCCACCTAGACCAGTATCTCCTATAGAGTTGGAGTCATTCACAGTAAGTACACCCCCACCTGTAAACTTAATGACCGCACCTGAGTTAATCGCTACAGGGATGGCATCCACGGTATACGTAGTTGAACCTGTGTCATAACCAGCACCGTTGTTTATCCGAAGTTCGGCCTCCACTGGTCATAGCCCATCAACTGTCTGGCTGTGACTACGGCATCCGAGTCTATCTCAATCAAGTTCGGCTGGTTCGTGCCGTCCTGTACGATTATACCTGCGACTGTCGGGGGTATCCGCTTGGTGTAGTCCGACTGACCCCCTGCGCTGGCGTTGTCCGATGAGGTAGCCTTGCCCACGAAGTTATCATACGAGGGCGGGACAACTGCGGTGAATACAAACTCGGCAGTTTCCGCCAAGCGTATCGTGCCTGTGCCTGTAGTCACACCATTAGAGTACGCTGCGGGTTTCGTATGGGTACTTGAGGTAGTCCAGACCGTCGTAAACGTGTCGCTGTCCTTGGACTTCTTGAGGCAGATGCCGTCCACGAAAACAAAGAAATACGGGTCTACAAAAATGATCCCTTGTACCCTGGGGTCTGTCGCGCTATAACCTCCAAGCGCATTGGTCGTGTTGAACGCCTTAGCCTTCTTGACGCACTCCAGCGCATCGTGGCGATTCCGCACGTTATAGGCCAGCCCATACTCGTTAGTGCCGAGTCTGGTGTCATCAACACCAAGATTCATCCCGCCACCAAAAGACTGTTGTATGAAATCTGCCATTAGCGGGAGGTCTTCGTGTACTTGTTGATAAGGGAGATCGTAAGCTTGTCGTGCGGATGCTTGTCGAACCGGATCTTCTGCCGCTGGCCGCGCTGCAAGTCTGAGTTACGCCGACCCATACTCCGCGAGGCCTTCTTGTCGTACAGCATAGCTTCCTCGATCTTGCCCTGTTCCTCCATATAGAGCTGCATCACCTTGTTCACGATGATATTATCGTAGCCATCCGCCGGGAACTCGTCGCTGTCCTTGCTTAGATAGGGAAGCTTCTTCTTGTAGACCACCTCCAGCGTATGTTCGTCATCCTGTGCCGCAGTGGATTCCCACGGAAACTCGCTGACATCCACGATCAGGTACTGTGACTCCTTCTCGTTGTTGGGTATGATCGCAACCACGGTGTCGTCCGACTCCTTGATGCTGATATCGTAGGTGCAGATATCCGACTTAATGATGGATTCTATCGCCGTGAACGTGGTGGAGAAAGTGTTGCTTGTGGCATCCATGTCCACGGTTTCCACGAAACGGCTGGCGTCCGAGCGAGTGCCTATAACCGTGAGCGATATGTCCGTCATAGCCTGTGTCGCCGTGGCCTTCATGCTGGCAAAGCTTGTGGGAGTTACCTTGAACGGCTCGTAGCCCTTGATACGCCACGTGCGATCATCCTGCTCCAGATTATTGTATGCGTAGCGTTCGGTAAGGTTGGACAGGTTCCAAGGGTACTTGCTTTCCTTTTCCCTCACAGCCCGTATGGAACTCACGTTGCTGGGCAGGGCTATCGTCTTGTTGCCTTGGACATAGAAGGAGTCCTCCACAAGACTCCCCACCATATCAGACTCCTCGTATAATTCCTGCGCCCCCTCATTGAGGTAGCCCAACATAATAGAACGCTGATGGTTGTCGTTGGGGTTAATCCCCAGCTTCTTACCTACCCTGTCCAGTATGTATTCTACACTCATCTTGCTGTTACCGCCGTTACCGAACCCCGACTACGCGCCGTCACGGCAACCTTAGACCCCTTGGAACGAGCGGTCTTCGCGCTCACCGAGTCCTTAGCCCTTGCCGTTACTGCCACCGTAGCCATTACCTTCGTCTCTCTATCTCGTACTCAAGCCCGTTTATCGTCTTGAGTGCCTCCCTCGTAAACTCAGGGGCCGCTTGAGCCGCCGCTGGAAACTCCGGATGCCTCATCAGCCTCTCGCTGTTTTCCAGCTTCACGCTTACGCAACCACTCATCAACAGAAGCGTCAACAGCAGCATCCTTTTGGGAACGCCGCTGCTGCGCCTGTTGTTCTCTAAGCATATCAACCGCATTGCCGAACAAGTCTGCAAGCGCAGGAAACGCTTTAAGAACCGCTATTATCAGACTCAGCACCCGTGTCTGATTGAATGCCCTTGCGTAGGAAAACGGCCAGCAACGAGGTAATGACGAGGTTAATCATCATTCCAAGTTCCATATCACCGCTAAAGTACGCACCCACTGCTGCCAAGATTCCTCCCACAGCCGTCATGTATGTTTTCTTGCCTTTAAGCATATTTTGTCTTTTTTGTTCCCTTTTTTGTTCCCTTTTTTGTTTTCGTTGCTTTCGCAACCCTCTTGCCTTGACGTTTAGCAGCCGCATTCGCAGCCCTTATACCCGCTGGGGTATACGCATAATGTTTTCCACCTACCTTTGGCATATTATATATCCTTTATCTGTTTCCGTATCTTCAACACAATATAAATCAAAGTGGCCAGACTGATTCCTACCTTCAACAGTATGTCAATCTCAAGCATCCAGTTACCTAAACCTGTTACAGACGCAAAGCCAACCTTTAAGTCGTCAAGATTCATCCTCCCGGTGGTCTCCAGTTAGGATTAGAAGGGCTACGAGCATAATCTCTGGCTTCTTGAACCATAGCACGCCTACTAGGGCCGGGAGCAATAGGACTTCTCGTTTCTCGCGTAACACCGATAGTAGGCCTTGGCCCCTCGTAGAATGGACTCATGGGCTTTGGCGTTCTTGCTGGCTGCTGCGCCCACGGTGCTGATGGAGAACCCATAGCTTGTGGTGTAGCCATATAGCCACTTACCTGACCGCTTGATACAGGAACACCTTGAAACGATCCAACATTTGAACCTGCACCGCCGTAAGGTTGTAAGTCTTGAATTGATCTTAGCAGATTACCGAGAGACGGCTCTTGTGGCGTTTGATACCGAGGGCCAGTAGCTAGGCCTCCCGGCGCGAAATGCTGACCATAAGGGCCAGAGGGAGAGTCACCATAACCGCCGCTACCCCATACATGGCTAGTTCCTTGTGGTGGACTAGTATATCTGTGTGGATAATAAGGTTGTAAATCCGGCATTTGCCTTTGCACCTGTTCTCGTCC